CTTCAGAAGACGACTACGGAAAGGGCATTGCTTTTAATAATGCTGGTACAAAAATGTACATATCTGGAACTAGAGATGATGGCGTATATCAATATACAATCGGCAATATTTCGTATTCAGTAGATATATCATCGTTAGGCTTAACTAATGCGCCAACTGTAATCTGCCGCGATAGTTTGCCAAGAATGTTTACTTCGTACGAACTCGATCCCGCAAGATGTTTAGCAAGAGATTTACCACTGCCATACATAAGATCAACGTCTTCAGACTACGTAACTGTAAATTCAACTGATGTAGGTGCTCTACAATCCGGCGATAATATTATTCCTTACTCTGGAACTTTATCAGAATCAATTTCATGGGCAACCTACGACGGATCGTTAATCGACGGTGATGAAAACTCAACAACTCCTGATGGAATCGGGATAAGCCCTGACGGTACTAAAGTTTATATCGTTGACGCCAATGATAAGTTTATTACACAATATAATCTGTCAACGCCTTTTGAACTCTCTTCGTCATCTGTAAGTGGTGGTGTAGATCTTATTTCTGAATCAAGATTTCCGTTAAGTGTAAAATTTAATGATGCTGGCACAAAAATGTATATACTAGATTCATCATCAGATACTGTTTATCAATATTCGCTGTCTGTGCCTTTTGATATAAGCAATGGCGACGGTGATCCTAGCATAAGTTTTGACTTCAGTGCGCAAACACAAACGACGCCAATTGATATTGTGTTTAACAACGACGGATCAAAAATGTATATATTGGATCGGAACGTGTTCACAGTATACCAGTACACCCTATCAATCCCTTTTGACATATCAACTGCTAGTTACGACAGTGTGAGTCTTGACACTAGCGGACAGGATACATTTCCAGACGGCATTGCTTTTAACGATACTGGTTCAACAATGTACATAGTGGGGTCTGATACTCAGAGTGTCTATCAATACACCCTAGCAACGCCTTTTGATATCGCAACAGCAAGTTATAACAGTGTGAGTCTTAGTGTAAATGCACAAGATACTGCGCCGGATGGCATAGAGATTGTCGACAACGGATCAAAGATGTACATTATCGGCGGGAATACTGGAGATCTCATCCAATACACTCTGTCAACACCTTTTGATATTACATCTGCTAGTTACAACTCAGTGCGTTTTAATTCCCCGCCAGAAGATCCGTCGATGGTGTGCATAGCATTTAACAATACCGGATCAAAAATGTACGCGCTAGGAGGCAGCAACGACACAGTATATCAATACACCCTATCAACACCGTATGATATATCAACTGCTAGTTACGACACTGTGAGTCTTAGCGTGAATGCACAGGACACACAACCACGGGGCCTTACTTTAAACAATAATGGTTCAAAAATGTACATGGTGGGGTTTTCTAGTGGCACAGTGCACCAATACATACTATCTACTCCTTTTGATCTATCAACAGCAGAATACCGTCCTAACAAAACTGTAACATTTGACGATGTAGGTTTTGATGTTAGCAATCAAGACTTTTCTCCTTACGATTTTGCATTTAACAACGACGGCACAAAAATGTTTGTGCTTGGCATTAATAGCGACACGGTTTACCAATATACTCTAGGAACACCTTACGACATTACTACGATCACGTATAACAATGTATCGTTTGACTTCAGCCCGCAGGCAAACGCACCGGAAGCAATTGCATTTAACAGTCGAGGTTCAAGAATGTATATGGTCTCGCTTACTGCTACAATCTACGAATACGAGTTAACAACACCGTTTGACGTATCAAGTGCTAGTTATATCAATAAAACATTCGACACAGGTCCACAAGATCTGAATGCACGCGATATTATTTTCAGTCCAGACGGAACTAAACTTTACTACAGTGGCAGAGTCACTGATTCAGTTTATCAATATTCAATCAACAACTCAATTAACGGCACTGCCTTAGTTGCCGGACCAGAAACACCTCTTACAGCTGACCCTGTTCTGTCAGCTGTAGGTCCGGACGTAGCATCAATAACATATGACGGGTTCCGTTACGGCATCGAAGGCGAAGATGCTACTCCGGAGGCTATAGAAATCAGTGTTGACGGTACAAAAATGTATATGCTAGGCGGTTCGACTGACACCGTATACCAATATACTATGTCAACTCCTTTTGACTTATCGACAGCAGACTACGACAGAAAACACATAACCGTAAGATCTCAAGATGTGACCCCAACAGGAATTGCATTAAACCCAGCAGGCACTAAACTATATGTAGTCGGAAACAATAATGCTGATATATACCAGTACACTATGTCTACTCCATTTGACTTGTCAACAGCTACGTACGACACTTTAAATTTTAGTGTCGGCGGCCAAGAAGGATCTCCAAGAGATTTAACTTTCAATAACACTGGTTCAAAAATGTATGTAGTAGGCGATAGCACCGACTCTGTTTATCAGTTCTCTCTGTCGACAGTATACGATGTGTCAACGGCAAGTTATGACGGAAAAAGTTTTAATGTAAACACACAAAATGCATTTCCATTTAGTGTAGAATTCAACGATGCCGGAACAAGATTGTACGTATTTGGTATTCAAAATACTCCGACTGTTTATCAGTACAGTGTAGTTACACCGTTTGACGTGTCGACTGCAAACTCTACGCCTGCGGCCAGCTTTAGTGTAGCTAACGAAGCTCCGAGTTCAACTAGCATGGCTCTATCTGCTGGTGGGCAATTTATGTACGTCCTAGACACATTATCGAATAACTTGCTGGAGGCATCATCGAATCCAGCCGGCGAGGCAGTGTATCAATATTCGCTAGCAACATCGTACAACATCTCAACTTCATCATACGACTCTGTAAAAAAAGTCGTTGGCGGCCAAGATAGTCCAGTAGCTATATTGTTTGATGATACAGGACTAAAGATGTTTGCATTAGGAGCATATAACAGTAGTATATATGAATACGCTCTGGCTGTCCCGTTTGAGCTAAGTGACTCTGTGACGTATACCGGAGTAAACTTTGATTTTACGTCAACCGCCACTGGCCTAGTTGATGCTATTTTTAATAATGACGGCACAAAACTATATGTACTGAAGGGCGTGCCAGCAAATATACATCAGTTCTCATTGTCGACTGCATATGATATTACTACAATAACCCTTGATGGCTCATACGATATCGGCGCCACGACAGGGGCGATAGAAGGTATGTACGGGCTAGCATTTAATAACAACGGTACAAAACTCTTTACAACTAACTCGAATCGAATCTACGAACTTTCTGTAGCAGTACCTTATGACGTAGTAGGCAGCACAGGGATATCCCCTACTAACCTCGACGTTAGTCCACAGGACATTACTGCACGAAGTCTTGCGTTTAATAACACTGGTACAAAAATGTATGTGATAGGCGATACAACCAATACTGTCTACCAGTACTCTTTGTCGCCTGCGTTTGATTTATCAACAGCAAGCTACGACGGAGTGAGTTTCTTTGTTGGCCCAGTTGTTGATACAGCTTGGAGCATTACTTTTAATAACGACGGTACAAAAATGTACGTAATTGACAGATTACGAAACACGGTAAAACCATTCTTATTAAGTACCCCGTATGATATCTCTACGGCAGTTTACGCGGTTAAGTTCTTTAGCGTAGATGCTCAAGGCACCAATCCTCGTTCGTTTGCATTTAGTAACAACGGTACAAAGATGTTTGTACTCGACGGTACATCAGATTTTCTTTTCCAATATACGTTATCGACTGCAAACGATGTTTCAACTGCAAGTTACGACAGCATATCTTATGATTTATCTGTACAAACAGCAGCATCAAGACATATACTCTTTAGTGCAGACGGCACGATTATGCTCTTAACTGACGGTAATAATAATGTTATCCATCAGTATTCACTTACAACAGCATTTGACATCTCAACAATGTCTTATGATAGTATAACCCTTGACACAGAACCGCAGGACTTTTCGCCACGAGACATAAACTTTAACGACGACGGAACTAGGTTATATATGGTAGGCTACAACAGTGATACCATATATCAATACACATTAAATACTCCTTACAGTATCTCGTCTGTGACATATAACAGCGTGTTTCTTAATACAGCAGTTGAGCAAGACTTTCCTAGTGTCTTTACATTTAACAACGACGGAAGTGTAATGTTCCTAAACTCTGGCTCCATCGAATTCATACGTTATACATTAAGCACACCGTACGATATATCAACAGCAACAGTTGACAGATTAGTGAGACCAGGTAGAGACTCGTTCGCCCTTAATTATCTTGACTTTACATTTAGTAACGACGGCACAAGGCTGTACACCTTAGGCGACGCTAGAGTACTAGGGTCTTCTGGGACCGGTATAAACCAATACCTTCTAAATGTACCTTACGAACCAGATTCAGCAGTGTTTAAACTCGATACGTTCTCTGAAGTAAGTGGGCCAAATTCTATGACTTTTAATAACAACGGAACAAAGTTATACGTTTCAGCAGGCCTTGGCGAGTTATATGAATATGATTTATCAACACCGTACGAAACAGGATCAGCAGTGTACAACGGAGGAACCTTTACTCTAACATCCGACACAGAAACGAACCCAAACGGTATTGCATTTAATGACGATGGGTCTAAAATGTTTATTACTGGTAGTAGAGTTAAAACTAATGCCGAAGTATATCAATATACGTTAACAACTCCGTTTGATATAACAACTGTGTCATACGACAATGTAGTGTTTAGCATGCAAGTGGATGATCGTCTCGGAGGGCTTGTGTTTAACAACAACGGAACTAAAATGTTCATTATTGGGACTGGGGCTGGTTTAATTTACCAATGCGAACTGTCAACGCCGTACGACCTTACAACAGCAGCGTATAATTCATTTGCGTTGAATACTCAGTATGACAATATAAACCTGTTTGTAGGTAGTCAAAATAGCTTAATGGTTGGCTTAGCATTTAGCCTGGACGGAACAGTTTTATATACGCTCGGTGCTAACACCGAAACTGGAGTATACAAATATACATTGACACAGCCATACGCCATAACATCAGCAAGTTATTCAGACGATTTCTACGATACCCGACCGCAGGATCAAGCTGCGTTTGGATTCACGTTTAACAATAACCAATCTAAGCTGTTTGTAGTAGGTGCAGCTACTAGTTACGCTTATCAGTATTCTTTGACACAAAACGATGTTTACGTATTAGAGTTTGCCGACGTAGGGTTCGAGCCATTACTTACGGCAATACCAGATCGTTCAATTGAACACACAGGCCCTACCGGAAGACAGTGGGACGGAGACACAGGCCCTACCGGAAGACAGTGGGACGGAGAATACGTTCAAGTATCATATCCTCAAATAACAGGTGATGCTAGAGGTATAAAATATAAGTTCATAGCAGACGTTGGACAAGTTGTAAACGAAGCAAGATATGATCTAACTAAGACTGCACCTGGTATTAGAGACATACGAGGATTAACTCCTTAATCCTCGTAATAATAGTATTCTAGATTATCAACACCGATGAGTTTTCTAAATTCATCGGTGAACTTGCCTTCTACTTTTAAAGTAATAGACGTATAAGGATTGCTTTCAAAACAACCGTGCCAGTTATGATGATTAAAAAACGCCGAATATCCTTCAACAGGATATTCTTTTATTACATCCCCATTCTCTATATCTAATTCAAACAAACAAAAAGGTCTGTCTAAATCAAAACGTAACCAAATCAATTCTTGCCTGTGCGGAAATGTTTCTGGCTTATCGCCTTTTTCATAAGGAAAGTAGTTAAAGTCTCGATGAAAGTTTTGCACTACAAAATGCTCATTGTAAAACAAAGTAACCACTCCGATTTCGTCAAATGGCAGATCGTTTATAATAAAATCTTTTATCGCCGGATACTCTTCCATATATTCTTCCCAATAATACTTTGCCCAGTCTTCCTCGGTAAATATGTAAGAGTCAGCAGCATAATAAGGACCGAACGTTTTACGTATATTAAGAATGTTATACGGATCGTATGCATCGTAACGAAGCTTCAAGTATCTTGACAACCCGTGTAAATCATCTTTGTCTTCAAAATGTTTTAGATGCTGATTAAGTTTTTCGTCTGTTTTACGGTCTTCGTTTGCTTGACGATACACGTAATACAGCAATCCCTTTTCTCTAAAGATCTCAGGTGCGTTATAATAGTCGTGCGGGGAATGTCCGCCTGCGTTCCATACACCCGTTCTGATGTGTTCCCAACTGTTAGATACTAGAAACTCAAAGTCATTTCTCAAATCTAGGAATTTTGGAATGTTTAAATACTTGTCTAATGTAATATAAGGGTGTCCGTTAATAGTGAGCATACAATATTTATGAACGAAAATAATCACACAAGTAAAGAAAGGTTCGATTGCGAAGCTCTGGTAAGTGAGTTAAACATTGACCACGGCCACTACAAAACTGCGGAAAAGCCGTATGGCACAGATGTTACTCTTAGCGACAATATACAACAGTCAGTTGATCAAATGATGCAACAGTGGCAACACGGCGGCTACTTTACTAATGATTCTGTGGAATGGATTAACTTTTATCCAGGCGAACATTTTAACGATTCGCATGTAACAAAGGTTGCAGAGCAGTTAAACGTAACACCAAAGAACGTGTGGGTCAGTGCTATACGGCCAGGCAAGTGTGTACCTTATCACTGGGACATAGAAACCGAAGCAGACAAATGGGCAGCTGAAGGCAATCTCGTTAGATATACAATCTTCTTAGAAACTGGCAAAGTAGGGCAAGTGTTTATAGTAGGCAATAAATGCTTCCATATGATCTCTCAAGGCACAATATACCGCTGGGATAAATGGGACGAGTATCACCTAGGGTTTAACTGTGGATTCGCCGATAAATACGTTATGCATATTGTAGGTATAGAATGAAAATTATAAGCTCGGCAGACGACAGAACATTCGTTTTTTTAAAAGAAAAAGGTGTACACAATCCAGTGTATATCGGATTATGGAACAGCGTTATTAATAACGAACTGCTAGAATCAATTAAACAGTTTGACTGGAGTTCTATTACTATTAGAGACTTCGAAACAATGTCCAAAATGGCTAGAGAAAATCCTATGTACAACGAGATCGAAGGAATAACTCATACAACATCGTTTGCTGACAAAAGTAACGTGAAATGGCAAATCATTAACGCTAATCAATTAGGTGCTGATCTGAGCTATCTATACAGCAAACTATCATCGATGTTTACTCAGTACAAGATTTGGGTGACTAGAATAGATCCCGGATGCTGTATACCTCAACACGTTGACACAGTAGATGCATTCGTCGACGACTTTGAAATTCCCGAAGAAAAAATAAAGAACATTAAACGCCTAGCAATACTTCCCGAAGATATAAAACCATGGCATCATTTATGGTATGGAAATAAAATCATTTCTGAAGGAAAACAAGGCGACGTGTGGTCTTTTAATTTCTGGACTCCACACGGCGGAAGTAACTTAGGACCAGATCCTAAGTATACGATACAAGTGATTGCAATTTAATAACTATCAACGTTTCCTAGTCCGATCTTTTCACGAAACTCATCTGTAAACTTACCATCTATGCGCAAGCTAAAAGTCTGAACAGGAGAAGTACCACCGGCGTGCCAGTCCTGATCGTTAAAGAACGTTGCTCGACTTTCGGTTAATACCTTTTCGTCTGTTTCAGGATCCCATATATAAAACGGCTTATCCAAACAAGTACGCATATGAATAAACTCGTGTCTGTGATCAAAGTAGTCATGCTCGTCTGGCAATATTAGGTCCCTGTGCAGCGGCATCCAACAATTATGTTCTGCTTTAAAAAAGATAACTCTGCCCAAGTGCGTTAATATATTCTGTTCGACTAAGTTTTCCAACCATTGTTTTAATTCTGGAAAATATTGTGCATCTGGTGTCCACGTCTTTTCTTCGAATCGTGAATCCCATCCGCCTGCTTCTGTCTTAAGAAACACAAACTGATATGGATCAAATGCTCCTAGTGCTAACTTCAAAAACAGCATGAACTGATCTCGATTGTCGTATTCCCCAATAGCACGACCTTCTACTCTTATTTCGTGATCGTAAGGCAATGCGTGATATTCTTCTAGTGCAAGGTATAGAGGCTTAATAGGTAATTCAAAAGCGCCATCACATCCGCCCGGCTTTACCATGTTTCCTTCTTTCTTATATTCAGATTGCACAATTCCTCGACAAATCTTATAGTGCAGTTTTGAAAACCCTTCAACGTCGATATGCTCGTCTAGATTAATATACGGTTTTTTGTTAACGCCTCGTATCATTTATTACCCCTTTTTACTTTGTATTGTACTTCTAACTTGTTTAATTCTTTATTCAGTCTATCTAATGACTCGTCGTTTACTTCTACTACAATGCGGTCATCAGCAAACTCGATAAACTTCATGTTCTTCTCTTTGATCAATTGTGACATTAACACAGACACAGAATTATCAATGTTATAACGCAGATTATAAGGTCTGTTCGAAAACACAAGTTCGATTCGTTCAAGACCAGTGTCGTCGTAATTAGATAATCTAACTCTTGCAACTAACTGTACTCTTGGGCTTGATCCAAAATTTGCAGCAGTGTGAACATAGCTTCCGTCCATATAATAGATCTTATTATCAGCGCTGGTCTTATGCATTTCGTTTGTTATGAGGTTAATCAGATAACATTGGTCGTTTGACAGGAGGTTCAAATGTATACGATCATCAATATCTGCGTGCGACCTATAGCAGGTGCCAGGACCTAGCTTAATTAGTCTTGCTTCGCCAATAGAATACTGTTCTAACTCTATCAATAAATCTTCAAACGGAGTACCCTTCCACTCTTGATTAACTTCGTAAGGGTCGTATAGCCGATGCCCTGTTGGGTGATTAAGGTTAGCTCTATTTGTATCGTCCCAATTAACATCCTCTAAGTAGTCTGCTAACGACTCTGTACTTATAGTGTGATTCAAATCTTTAAGAAACATAAATCTGTCTTGCTCTGTCAATAAAACTGTCTGGATAGTTAAACCGAAAACTTTCTAACGCAATGAGCTGATAAGCAGTCCACGTTAGTGTGCTCTCCCAGGATAATCCTTCTTTTTCAAAATATTCTAGAAGTTTGGCTTGTCTGTCGTGACTGATATGGCTTTGGAATATTTGCATAGGGTGTACTGCTTCACTATTGTCATGACAGAAAAAGTAATTAATACTCTTTAGCTGGCCGTCTATTAAGAAATAACTACTTGGGTGCAGGCTATACTTATAAAAGCCTAAATCTTTGTGCGCCTGTAGTATCTCTAACATTTGACCTTCCCAGTCTGGCAACACCTCTTCAAAGCTCTTTTCAGCATCTAAGCACTGTTGCCAAAAATCAACGCCATCTATTTTTAAGTACAGTTCCTTTCGTTCGTGATCAATAAAATCTGTCTCCGGAACTAGATTAGGATAGTTCTTTTGCATCAATTTCAAGAAGTAAATTTCTCTATTCCATTTTTCTTCCATTAACTCAGAATCTATTACTTGGTTCTGGTCTTTATGATATATCTTATCATTATAAAACCACTGCACAAAACGTTTCTTGTCTTCGGATATAAGACTAGTGTAAACCAGATTATTTCTTACTAAGCCGTGTTCAGGAGTATTGTTGTAATAATATTCGTACTTCATTTATAATCCTCTTCTTGTCTATGGAACGGGGCATCGTCTCTTATCACAAACGTAAAATCGTCAAAGTATACCTCGATCCTGCGATACTTTCCCGGATAGCCTTTGACGTCCAGCCCCCATTCGGCTAACCACATGCCTTCTAAAGAGCTGTCGCCGCCTCTACCCGCTTGTACTAGGTGTAAAGGGATTTCACCACTGATTAACGGCTCGCCTGCTTCAAATACAGTATACTTTACAATACAATTTTTATCCATTATCACTCTCAATTGGTAGTTTTTCTATTAGCTGTTTCCAGTTGGCCCTGTGCTCGTTTCTATCTGTTTCTTTCAACACCAGTGTAACTGCACACCAGGGTTCGTCAGTGTTATTTTCTACTCCGTGCAGTTTATCTACTCTAATTAGACTAGGGTTTTTAATTATTGAAGACTCAGCGAATTGATAGTTGTCCGACTCACAGGTAAGGTAATACCCGCCTATAGAATTATTCTCATAAACAACCTTATCTTGATCATATACGCTGTACCAAACCAAAGGAACACTGCTACTGCCATATGTCCAAATTAGCTTGCAGCAGCCTTCTGGTTCTATGTCATCAAAATGATCAGGCACCTTTGATCCAGGCATGCAATAAAACATCTCTGCTAGTTTAATCTCTAAGCCTAAGCTGTTAAGCCAAGTAATCAGCTCAGGGTTAACTGCGTCTTTGTCTATTTCTTTTTGCACAAAACTGTTCTCTGTACATTCAACATCTAGGACTGACTTGCTTTGCACTACCTCGGGCACTTCTTGAGACAATGCTACAACATAATCACTTAGCCCATTGATCTTTTGCATAGTCTGCTAGTTCCCATCCTATATCTTGACCGTTGTGTTCCGCTCGATTAATTGCCTTCTGCACTTCACCCACATGCTTGTTATAAAAACTCTCGAAGCTGTTGTCCCAAAACTTGATATCTTTCCAAAAGAATCCTTGATCATCTTTGAGACGGTTTGTCATCTTAACTTTTGAAGGGTACTGACATCCGAATTCTTCGTCTAGCTTATCAAAGTACTTTATCAGCACAGTTATGTCATCAATCCAATGTTTAGTGTATGTATAAGTGTCTTTCACTAGTCCCTTGTAATGAGAAGAGTATCCTATGTCGTCTCCTGGATGACGGATTACTGTGTAGGTCCATTCTTCGCCGTTAATAGTCACTGGTTCGCAGTACATCGGCTCTGAAATCCTAAATTCTCCAGATTCGATACTGTACTCGTAGAGCCTTTTGTGACACTTCCAATCAGACTCATACCATTTTTTCTGTACAGAAAACACCAGGCCGTCGTGACGATAAAAATCAACAGCATCTTTCCCCCAATAATAAAACCCATTGTTCTGCGGCAGCCAGATATAGCTGCCTTTAACTGGGTTTACCCTAGGAATATTGTTGTGAAACTGGTCTGCACGCTCGGCACTCCAGTTTTTTGCTTTGTTTACTAAGTCTTGTTTCATATGCATCCTCTTTTTCTATTTATAAGCAGTGCCGGCGCATAAATAATTTCATGAACAAACCTAACTCATGCACATTCTGCATGCACCCTTTTACAGGATTAGCCACACGCGAAGACGGAGCGATCAAAGTATGCTGTCGTAGTCAACCCATAGGCTGGATACAAGAAGAATCGTTAGAAGAAGCGTGGAACAACAAAAGCATGCAGGAAGTTCGTCGGCAAGTACTGAACAACGAACGGCCAGATGTGTGCAAACCGTGTTTCGATCTCGAAGATCAAGGCGTCGAGAGCTTACGACAGCGTCACATAGCAGGTGTTATACCAGAAGCACGGGCTAACTTGTACCCTGATGCACTAGACGCACTGGAAGACGACTACACAATGCCCTTTGAGTTTCCTACTATGGAAATTAAAATCAACAATCTCTGTAACCTCAAGTGCAGAATGTGCAATCCTTTGGACAGTACCAGCTGGAAGGACTGGGACCAGGTAACTAAGTTTTACAAAAAAGAAAATAACTACCTCATCCCCACTGTAGATGCACTAGTAGACAAGCCCGGGCAGTACATAGGACCCTTCGACGACACGGATAATTGGTGGACTAGCTTTGAAAAACTGCTTCCCTACTTCCGCAGAGTGGAGTTCGCAGGTGGCGAACCGCTGATGGATCCAAATCACTATAAGATCTTAGACATGCTAGCGCCATGGGGACACAATATAGAGCTAAAGTACGCGACTAACGGCACCAAGACGGGCATAGGAAAAGGCCGTACCATACACGAGTACTGGCCCAAGTTTAGAAGCGTAGCTGTAAACGTGAGCATAGACGGTATACACGACGTTTACGAATATATACGCGGCAATGGCAAGTTTAAGGAAGTCGAAGATAACATAAAAATTATGAAGACAATACCAACAGTGAGCAGAATTGTTGGTGCATTTACTGTGCAAGCTAACAACATTCTGCAAATAGACAAGGTTATTGACTATTTCCTCAACGAGATGGGTATTGTATTTTACAGTCACAGAGTAAATTATCCTAGAGCATTGTCTGCACAAGTCTTGCCCAACGAGCTAAAAGAGCGTACAATAGTACGTCTAGAAGAAATGAAAACCGAAGTGTTAACATATCCGTTTGTACAGAGCTCAGAGCTATTGCAAAAAGTAACACTACAGCAAATACAAGATAACATAAACTTTCTCAAATCGACAGACCTAAGTGAGTATTGGCAAGACTGCGTAGACTTTAACCACAACCTAGATGCCAGTAGAAACCAGGGTCCCTTTGAAGAAGTCAACCCTGAGTTTAAACCATACGTATGAAACATGTAACCAGTAAATGGCCGCATCAAGATAGTATTAAAATAGAATGGAATCTTGGCAAACGCTGTAACCTCGATTGTGCATATTGCCCTGCTGAGATTCACGACAACTTCAGCCCGCATACAGATATCAATGTGTTAAAGAACACTGTAGATCAGCTTGCTATGCTAGAAAAGCCTGTACGCATCAGTTTGACCGGTGGCGAACCATGTGTGCATCCTAAGATAGAAGAATTCTTACAATACGCAAGTGAAAGAGTTAGCTGGATTAACGTTACAACAAATGCTTCAAGAAAAGCAGAGTGGTACGCACTTCAGCCTATTAATCACATTGTATTCAGCCTACACTTTGATAACAAAACTGTGGACAGAATGCTTGATAACATTATCGTGTACAGCTTGTTAAACCATACTCCTTTCCATGTCAACGTTATGGCACACCATGAACACATGGCCGAGGTTAAAGAAGCCACTAAACAACTTGACGTTGGCGGCATCCCTTACGTTGTACGCAGAATACGATGGACAGAAAAGCATGATTGGTTTGACGACTTAAAATATAACCACGAAGACCTGAAATGGATTATGGCCAGTGAAGCTACCGCTTCGGCTAACGTCCTTATCGACGGCGAAAAAGAAATGCACGCCAACGATGTAATTAAGGAACACCTGAATCAGTTCGAAGGGTGGAGTTGTGCTGCTGGTGTAGAAAGCCTAATGATAAACTGGGACGGTGAAGTACATCGTGCTACCTGCAGAGTAGGCGGAAGTCTAGGCAACCTCTATACTGGTACATTTGAACAGCCCAAAGAAAACGTAACCTGCACAAGAAAGTGGTGCACTTGTGCGGCAGATATCCCACTTACTAAGACAAAGAATGATTAAAACCGAAGCAATAACACTAGCAAAACCAGAAAAGATGATGGTTACCTGGGACACTGGTAGACGCTGTAATTACGACTGTACATACTGCGAGGCTACTAGACACGACACATATAGCCCTGTGCATTCCTACAACGAACTCCTTGAAACACTGGAGTTTGTCAAAGCGTACACCGGAATATACAAAGGCGAAGATGCTGAGATTAATATTAGCTTCACAGGCGGCGAGCCAACAATAAATCCAGACTTCTGGCACTTAGCAAGGCATATCAAGAAAAACGAACCTAACATTACATGCGGTCTTACCACTAACGGAGTGTGGCATCCTAGAAAGACAGATGAAATTATAGAACTATTTCAAGGACTAACTGTAAGTTACCATCCTGAAGGCAGCGAAAAAGCAAAAGCACACGTCTTAGAGAATATAAAAAGACTGCATGAATCGGGTATTTGGTTGCAGATTAACGTAATGATGCATGTTGACTATTTCGAAGAAGTGCAGAACGTGTGCTATATGCTCAAAGAATTAGGCATTACACATTCGCCAAGGCCCATCGGCGACGGTACTGTAGAACGCAGTGGATGGTTCGAAGACACCGATGGTACAATGCGAAGGACCAGTCATACCTACACCGAGGAACAACAGGAATGGTTCTTTGATTATATCGGGCAACCTAAACCGGCTAAAGAAAAGAAGGAAGGGTCTGAAGTCGGACGTAGTTGTTGTGGCGGAAGATGCTTAAAAGGCAAAGTGGACGGCGAATGGCAAGACGTCACTCATGTTGATAATAACTTTAAAGGTTGGCATTGTAGTGTAAACCACTACTTCTTGCACATTGATCAGCACGAGAAACTAGTGTACCATCATCAGACCTGCCAAGCATTACACGGTGGCAAACGCGGTCCTTTAGGTTCGTTAGATAATATTGATGCTATTTTTGATTACGCATCTAACGCTGTAAACAGTGACCCAATTGTGTGTCCAAACGATAGATGCGGTTGCGGTATGTGTGTGCCTAAGGCTAAGAAGATAGAAGTGTACAACTTGCTCTAAGACGGTGTTATTTACCTTCTTTGTATGCTAACCAGTCGTCTTTTGTGCAGTCTGAGCACAAAGACATATCAATAGCATCATTGTCAGAAAGGTCTATCTTAGTCATAACTTCAGACTTGTAAGTCAACCAAACGCCTGCTAGGTCGTAGTTCTTGTTTGTTCCACCAACTGCTAGCAACGCCGGGACAGACCCGCTTGCTAGCTTATTGCCGTCTTTACTAACTGTATAATTTAGATACTTAATATTGTTGCCCATTTTTCTCTCGCTTTAGTTACTGTGTCCTGTGGAACTGTGATATTGTTCTTTTCAAGGTGTTGTATATACTTTTGTAACTCACCAACTTGCTGATGATAGAAATCTTCTTTCGAACGATTCCAGTTATGTAAATATCTCCAATACAGTCCATTGCTATTTCTTGTTAGCAAAGCAAATTTAGACGAAGGATACGATGTAATTGTTTCAGAATCGTTAAGATTCTTAAGATACTTCATCATAGTTGCAATCTGATCAACAAACGTATCTAACAAATCAGCAGTACAATACAAAGCTAAAGGAACACCTAGTTCACCACCTAAATGGTTGATTAGACAATACACGTAATCTGTGCCGTCTAATGTCAAACTTTTATACCTGCTAAGACCAATGTTACTTAATTTAGAAACATTGATTGCGCCTTCGCTTGCAGCCAGATTGTACAATTCGGCATTTGCATGCCGATGCACATCCATATCTTCAACGATCAATTTTTCTGATGTCAACAAATACTCAGCGCCGTCGTTGCGATAATAAGCAGCAACTCCTGGGCCGTAGTGTACAAATCCTGTGTACTCTCCGAAATTAGCTTCTTCCCAAATATAATCTTCTTTGCCTTCGTGTCCTTGTCTTTGGCTTTCGGCGCCATGAAAGGACAACGCAGCTTCTTTGCTCCAGCTATCAATGTAGCCTTTTAAGACTGGAATAGTCCATGGTGCACTTGTTGTGTCGGTCATTTTAAATAAATCCTTTAACGTTTTTGTATTTATCTTCTTCTATAATAAATGTGCTAGCTCAGGAAAGACTTCTTTAGCGGAATTCCCACGAATTGCATCAAGTTTGTTTACGTACTCTTTAAAGCCCGGCAGTAGATAGCTGTTGTCTTGTGCATCCATATGATTCAACACTGCCTCCCAACGCTTCCAACCGTAAGGGTTAATCTTCCAGAAGTCGTCGTCTTGTCTGTAGTTGTCCCACAACCATTCTTTGAATTCTGCAAATATTGCACGTACCTCTTGCTTGTCTGCTTCAGGTAGAATTTGTATGCTCAGGAACGTTGGAATATATAACAAGTGCATGTTTACAAGCCCTCCGCCCATCTGTACTCCACCGGGCACAGTGCCTGCGTTCAGCTTCTTAAAGTTCGAACGAATCTTCCATTTCATAAACTCTGGCAGGTGTTTGATATTGAAAATTTGAATTGCTGTTGCTAGGCTGGTTTGAATGTTATCAGGAGTGTTGTCTAGCATGTGCAGTGTTTTTTCAACTTGAGCAAAATCTGTTGGAAAACGAATATACTCATCACGCTCATGGCTGGCATCCATGCTGATAGCAAACTTGACCTTTCTAAATTTCTTCCAAAGCTCTATCAACTCGTCGTCAACTAGCAGTCCGTTGGAGTTATATCGCAACAGAATCTTGTCTTGGTACCCTTGGCGTATGATCTCTTCGATAAACATTTTATGTTCTTTGATCATTAAAGGTTCGCCGCCAGCAAAATATACCTGTTTGAGATTAGGAATCTGTTTGTACATTTCCTCCCAGAAGGTATCTTTTTCGTGCCACTTGTTATTAAACTCGCTGGCATCCCATTGCATCTGATCTTTGACCTCGTCGATCTGAAGTGTAGGAATTAGTTTCTTATGGTCTGATACCCATTTAGAACTGTCATGCGGTGAACACATAACACATTTGATATTACAGGTGTGTCCTAGTCTTAGATCAAGGTACTGTAACTCTTCTGGTACTGTACCGTCTTCCTGTGTCTGTTCAATAAGATGAGGAATATCAACGCCGTCTTGGTCCCACGTCATTGTTTCCCATATACGCTTCGATACAACACCTTGCTTCTCTTCTTTGAAACACTTGGTACAACTCGCTGGCACTTCTCCGTTCAACATAGTAGTGCGAACACTTTTCATGTAATCATTGTTCCATGCTGACATAGGAGTATCCTTGCCAAAGTTTGCAGGCTTGCCGTCCTCCATTTTAACCAGTCCTACTTCGTGATCTGTGCCCGCACCGCTAGCGTTTGCACTGCAACACAAGCGCATATCGCCGTTAGGACGGGTAGCAAAGTGTATCCACGGGAGCACGCAGTACGTAGGTGATTCTGATACTGTTTCTATAATACGCTGGTATTTGCCTAAGGACGTATCTTCGGGTTGCATCCAGGACTCGTCTGACATTTATTTCTCCATTATTTGTTGCTAGTATATAGTCATAATTTACACAATTTATTTAGACTCTGAACAGACTGAAGATAAGTAGTTTTATGACTCCTTACTACTTTGAACTCAACAACTACATTCCTTTTAAGAAAGACGAGCTGTTAGATATTAGCCTAATAAAAATCCTTGAAAATATTGATACAGATAATTTTGTACGCAAAGATAACTACAGTGTCGATATTATAAATCAGGACTTCGTTGCGTTTTTAGTAGAACGAGGTATAGAACTACGCAAAGTTGTAGTTTGGCACTGGCTTGCAAAGAATCCTTACATTGCTCATATAGACTCTGGTCCAGATGGCGATACTATAACTGCCGCGATAAACTGGACACTTACCAAAGGATCTAAAGTAAACTTCTACGAACCGCAAGACTTAGAGCTTGAAGTAAAGTTCGGTAATCAGGACTTACCTGATTGGAGTACATCAAACGTAGGTTCCTACATTCCTATAAACGTTAAAGACGTAGATCCAATAACTGCATGGTCTAGCGAGGGGCCTTGTTTAATCAACCCTGCATTGCCTCATATGATTGTTGCAGAAACTCCAAGAGTTGCTGTGTCACTGCAACTAAAAGAAAACATACCATTTGATGAATTAGTTAAGAGATTTGAACATGGCCCAAAATAAATTATCTAAACAAGTCGATTGCATTAAGGACTATAACGAATTAGACACCGGGTGGCTTATTAAAAGATGGTTGCCTGTAGATCAAGCAAAGATAGAATCTTGGTACAGTGATCTACTTGAAAATTACGGAGATTGGGTCTGGACTTACAGCAAGCATAAAAATATGTGGAAATACGATCCTAACGAAGAATTAGGAAAGTTTATGGCCGACGACGCTTCGTGGCTAATGCTTACTTGGGGCAACGACACCAAAGGGCCGGTGCCGTGGATGCGTGCTATTGCCGAAGACAAGTTCAACCCTACAATGCCGCATGATAGTCTGGGCGCAAGAGAGTGTTTTACAGGTTATGCGTTAGAAGTAGTACAGAACTTGCCTGCTAGAGCAAGAGACATTCAAGTGTCTATTCACACGCCGGGAACTAACTTGCCACCACATCAAGACAGTCCTGAAAAACTTAGGTTCCATATTCCTATAGAAACAAACGAGCAAGCAACGTTTACTATAGATGGCAAAAAAGTTCATATCCCAGCAGACGGATGGATATACCTTGTAAATACCACGTACTTACACAGCACAACAAATAATGGCTGTAACACTAGATCACATATATACGGAGGTGTTATGACCGAAGACATTTTGAACTTAGATCTACAGAACTGCGAAACATTTTTATGAAGCTATTAATCACAGGCCATACAAGTGGCTTAGGCCAAGTCTTGTACAACACGCTAAAAGACAAGCATGACTGCACAGGCGTATCCCGTTCAACCGGATACGACTTGACTGACAGAAAAACTGTAAAAGACATTGTCGAAATGTCTTTAGACTATGACCACGTGTTGAATGTGTGCAAAATTTTTCCGGCACAAGTCGACTTACTGTTAGAGATTCACAAGATGTGGGAGCAGAATAACAAGAACGGTAAGATTGTTAGTATAGGCGGATTGACCACAGAATTTTCGTGGAACTTAATTAGGCAAGCTCCTATTCATCAAACAGATTACATTGCTGCGAAACACGCTTTACTCAAAGCACATCAGGATCTAAGTGTAATTCATCCCTATAACAACCAGCCGCAAAGTGTATTAATACGTCCGTTAAATATCGGCACAAAAGACCAGGAGAGATCGGACGAACCATTTAACACAGAAGAAGAAATTGCAGACCTTGTAAAACTTGTATTAGAAAAAGACTTCTATATATCGACCATTGACGTGAGGAGACTAAAGTGTTCTTGACACCGCAGTCTGCGGTGGACAGCAACCTATTACTCAGCAACCTAATTACCTTTCAGAAAGATTACGAGTTCCTGCGAGATAACCGTATGTTCTATGACTACAACAATATGGATGACATTGTTGAAAATCGTCGAGACACGGGACATTTTTGGCAGGTTGCTCCTTTTATCTATAACAAGGAATTGCTTAGCGGATTGCCCGACGAGTTTGCTAATCTTGAAACTGTAAAAATTATTCAGTCATTAAAAGTGCAGCCTATTCTTGCTACGTTTTCTGTATTAAAGCCCTATAGCAAAATAGACGACCACGAAGATCATGACGAAGATTGTATTGCAGGAGTAGACGACACTTATGTAATAAAGTATCATCTAGGTATTGACGTAACCGGAACGGCTGGTCTTGTAGTGAATAACGAAGCAAGCACGGTCGAAACAGGCAAATTAAATGTATTCAACGAAAGTATGCCGCATTATGCATACAACAATTCTAGCAAGGATAGATGCGTTCTAATACTTTCATTTTTAGCGAGTGACTTATATGAGTGATTTTGAGATAGTACCCTGGACGCAAGAACTTAACTTATCTGACTTTTACAAAGAAGCAGGACGCAGAGGATTCTCTAACAATTCTTCACAAAGAATGTTAGTGGATTGTTTTAGAAACGAACGCGAGAAACAAACTTGGCTCTTGTATTATAGAGGCGAAGCTATAGGCTCTGTAGTTGCACATTCGTTTGACGACGTTATGGAATCGAACAGTTACCGCATAGCTGCAAGAACTTGCGTGTTTACAGACAGATTAAAAGGAATGACTTACGCTAATGGCCTTAGGGGCATCTATGTTATTACTAAGCATCAAAACCCAACAGCACAATTTCTTATTCCTGCATGTATAGACTGGTGTCCACCTGATGCCAAACTGTACATTACTTCAAATGAGTTAGAGGCCGGAACTCAACAAAGAGTGCACAAAATATTCGGACCTGCCTTGGAAAAGACTGGCGTTATGAAACCTGTAAAAGAAGTGAACTACCGAGGCACTGATCAAACCGTATGGCAGTTTGACCAGGACCTGTTTTTAGAGCAATTAGATTTTGCTGGTAGATGGTAATTTAAAGTTCTGAATGTTTGCTGTATCAACAAAATCAGTTATGATCTCTTTGTATCTACTCTTGTAAGGCTCTTGTAAGTAAGGCTGCCAAAAACCGTCCTGCAGGTTCGAGTAGTCATGTTGTATACGGTAACACAACCGATCTTTGATATCGCCTAACCTTCTGTGCAAAGTAATTGAATTATCGAACATTAACAAATCATTATTGCTCTTATATTCGTGATCGTAAATGTACTTATCAACGAACAACTCCTTATTAATCTCATCAAACACTTTCTGACTGTCTTCTTCTGACATACCTTTGATGCTGTAAATTGTGTTTACAGAGTAATGCAAGCCTTTGATGCCGCCTGGACTTTGAATTACTATCGGTATTTCAACACCGTCCGTAGGACACATATTACTGTGCATTACTTCGTCTTGTTCCATACGCAGTCCGGGATTGATCTTTCCCGGTGTAAACTTGTGAATCAACACCATTTCGTCAAGTTCAGAGCGAAACCTTTCAGAGACATTTTCATAGTAATCAGGAGTAGTTAAGAACCCAGTCGACGAACCAATCATATTCTCGGCGCCTAGTAGACTAACACCTGGCGTAAATGCTAAATTGCCGCTTTCGTTTGAGTGCCACAGCAGTTCGCCTTCTGCAAACATACCAAGAGCATTGCCGTTCTCGTCGCGCCGGCCGCTTACACGCATAACGTGTTTGCCTTCTGGACTATGCTCTTGCATTCTTGCAATACTCTTAAGACGCAGTTTATCCACATCTTCTATTTCAGGACTGTCTGCTATTGATGCTTGAACAACCTGTGTCCAAGTCATGCCAGGATACTTTTTCAAGATATTGTAGCGTATTCCGTAGCGGGTATCTCCCCAACGCAAAACTCGATCTGTTTGCTTTTCCCAACCTAGGTTACAATCTCTAAGAATTGTAACGAGATTGTCCATTTGCAGGTTACCAATTTCCATCCATTCATCATCTGTTAGGTGATCAAAATCTACACCGTCGATGAATATGCCATAGTTTCCTAGGCCTGGTATCTTTGATACTTTCATTTATTTTTCCTCATTCAAAATTTACTACTTTGATAAACTGGTCTTTGGGTTTAGGTACATTTGGTACTTGCCCGCATGTTCGTGCACAGGTTATCAACTTGTTCTGCGTCCAATAGTAGTCCCACGCTGTTTGCCAACTTTCAGTACTAACAATATCTTTAACCGAATGCTCTAGTGCACTTGTGTTACCCAATGTTTGCTTTAGTTCTCGATATTGCTCTAACATGCGAGTTCTTATTTCTTTAGTAATATCTGTATCCGGAGCATAATTATAAGGCGTACTTGCAAGGAAACAGCAGGGAAACACGTTACAATAAGCATCTATATAGATTTCTTTGGTATGTTTCACGTAACAATCGATCTTAACATCAGCAAGAACATCTTTATAGTTCCTAACCATGTCATTGGTAATGTACGACAATTCAGACATACTAGGCGGTTCTAAATAATACTCAGTGTTACCTTGGGTGTTGAATACTGGAAACTTTGGGCTTCCGATGAAACGTGAACTATTCTTTTCTGTAAACATAGCAAAGCCTTCTTTTTCAGCTCTTTCCCTTGCTAGGTCCACTTGATGCTCGTTGTGCTTGAACTTTATAAAACACCATTCGGCTCTGCCGCCAGCTTTCATAAATGCGCGAGCGTTTTTAATTATGCGATTAAAATCTGTACCTATGCGATAAAGGTGGTGCGTGTCCTCTAAGCCATCTAATGCAAAGATTACATTATGCTGTTTGGGCATTGCCTTCGCTAAACGCTCCCACCAAGCTATTGTCCTTGCACTACCGTTTGTATGAATACGAATGTTTAGATCAGGATTAATACGAGCTGCATATTCAATCATATCAACAAGATCTGTGTTAATAATAGGGTCGCCAAAATTGCCGCACATATAAAACCCTTTGATTTGGGTTAATACCTCTGGAGTTGCTATTGTTTTAAAATCTTCTATTGTCCAGGCTTGGTTCTTTATGAGCGGATTAATCTGGCCGCCGTGATGATTGCGCGAACACATAGGGCACGCCGCTTGGCATTTGTTTGTTATCTCAAAATGTATATCTTCAAGCTCTGTAAATTTAAACATCTCTGAATCCAATTATCATAAATCTTGTGTACTTTTGAGTTTCTAACTCGTCACTGTAGACTATCTTCAGTCCTGACTGTTTTTCGAATTCTTTCAAATCTTTTGCGCAACGAACATGTTCGCCACAGTCGAAGAAGTCATTGCTCTGTAATACTATAAGTGCACCGCGCGGTGTTAACGTTAGCCATCGTTCGTATTCTTCTTGTGTCAAATGTTCGCAGATTGTATTGATAACAAGGTTAGCGTTATACCGTTCTATCAATGAATCACATGTGACTGCTTCAAACTTTCCTTGTATGTGTTGCCGCATATTTACTGTGCGGGCTATTTCCTCGCACTCAGGATCTATGTCAAACGATTTAATACGCTTGATGTCTATTTCACTATTAAATAGCAGGCTAGCTAATACCCCGTTCCATCCTCCGTGTATAACAATATCAGCAGGCGGCCATAGCATCTTTTCGAGATGTTCTACTAACCAGACCTTAGATCTTACTTGTCCCTTCCAAAAACTTTCAAGAGTCCTATATCGGTCCTCTGAGTTCCTGATCGCGTCCATCCAGAACAATACGTCTGCTATTTCTACTTTCATTCTTTACCTTGGGTATTTTTGAATCTGCTGAACTTACACACGTCGGTGTTATACAAGGCTGTGCACTAGGAAACAGCGTAAAGCCGTTGTCAATAGTTCCTAGTGGTTGATCGTGACAGCTATACGAACGCTTGACTTCGCCGCCGGGCTCTCTGATTATACAGCTCTGGTATCCTGCGTTACAATCCCAACCCTGGAACTTGTTAAACCCAAATGCGTTAAACCGCTCTGCTTGGTCAATGTAATATTTATTGCCCTGGCTGTCTTCTAGTCTAACTTGCGGCAGAGCCTCGCCTTCGTATTTTTGTGGAAATCCAATTTGAAGTAACTCTCGCTGGGACTCTGAGTAGCCCGACACAACAAAACTTGCTGTAGGGTCGCTCTGAGGCTTTAACGTGACGTTTATGCCTCTATCTGCAAAACGTTTGCACCTCGAGTAGTATTCGTCAAATAAATCCGGAACCATTACCTGATTAATTGTGACGTACACACCTGCTCGCTGTAGCTGCAAACACTTGTCACCAAACTCTTGCTCGTTGGCAAACTCTCCGTGAAAGCTGGCTGTGATACTGCGCCTGTCTAACGTATCAGTAACGGCCAGCCATTTCTTCCACCATTTGCTGCCCGGCGACATGTTTGTAGTCATGTGAATACTTTGATAACCCGGATTGTTATCATCTGCATAGTGTTCTATGAGTTCGCCGAAGTGTTTGTATGCTGTGGGCTCGCCGCCTGAGAAAGAGAAGTGAAAATCTGTAAAACCGTTGGCTCTTGCTTGACTTTTGATTTCGTCTATAGTTTGTTTGTAGACTTCTAAAGGACGGTGATCCGGAATGCTTGTACGAGCATAAGGCCAGCAGTAGGAACAAGCATAATTACAGAATCGGGCTAATATCCACGACACTGTAAAAAGGTTTGTATCTAATAGTGTTTGCTGACCTAAGCTCGTAATATCCTCAAATGGAATGTCTTGATAGCTCATTCGCTAGTTTTGTTCTCCTCTAAAAATCTTTCGTACAGCCACTCGAAGTCGTTTATCTTGCCCAACTGAACGCTAGACTCAATAGAAAGCCCAAATTCACGACCGTGTATAGCGCCTCGTCTTGCATAGGCCCCTTGACTCGAACGGCGTTCATCGGAGTTACACCATTTGTCAAGCCTTTCTTTTGTTTCGTCATCTATCTGTCCTCGTATTACGCTGCTTGCTAGTTTGGCACACTCTCTAAAAGCACTGCGCCATGTTGAAAACGGGTCTGTATCGAACGCGGTTACATTTGACACCTCCGGTACTGCTTTAAACTTGTAACTTATGCTGGTTGTCATGTCTGTTGAATTAATATCAACATTCTTTGTCAGCTCTGTGGGTAATAGTTTAACACCTCCGTAGCCGTAAGTCAAGTCATTTACAGGATTTTTGCTGCGCCATACGTGTACACAGTCTTTATCCCAATGAGCTACTTGGTAATCAAAATTGAAATCTTTTTCAATCTCGGCGTCGCCGTCTACTACCCAGAACATATCAGTATCGACAATCCCTGCTGCTTTGATATGGGCATTGTGTATGCCTTTAACGTTGTGTACACGTTTTGTTCGAGGAAACCTTTCTAACAACGCATGGTAATTCTTTTCTGCGTTTGGTTCCTTATAGCTTATGAACACAATATCATACGGCTTCGGCATGCTTGCACAGTAGTCAACTTCTTTTCTGTTTATTACAAAACGAAATTCAACTTCTCGGCGGGTTATTGGTGCATGCTTGCTAGCAAGTACTATACCGTCGAAGTACTTGCCGTTCTTAAATGCATGATTTTGTTTTCTGTCGTAACTATTGTGATGCGAAAAATACCAGTTAAAGTCGAAGTCATCGTTAACTTTAATTCCCGGCCAGATTATCCAGAACATATCCGTCTTGGACTTCTCAAGAGCATTCTGATAATCTTCGTAAGTGTTTATGTTGAAAATATCATAGGGCTTTGGCATACTTGCTTGAATGTCGATTTCTTTCTTGTTTCTATAAAATCTATAATCAATTTCTCGCTGAGTAATTTCTGAGTCTCTGCTGCATAGAATAATGCCGTCGTAGTACTCGCCGTTTTTAAACACATGAACATAATTCTTACTTGCTTCGTCCGGCTGAAACGAAAAATCAAACTCGTCTAGAATATCAACGTCGTTCCAAACCAACCAAAACATTTTTGTTGTGCTTTGTTCAAGTGCACGTTTATAGTCGTCATACCCGTCAGCATAAAAAATATCATAGGGCTTTGGCATACTTGCTTGAATGTCGATTTCTTTCTTGTTTCTATAAAATCTATAATCAATTTCGTTCTTAGAAAGTTTGGACTGTTTGGTACAAAGTACTACACCGTCGTAATAATTTCCGTTCTTGAATACAAGATGAAACTGTTCGTCCCATTTAGCAACTCTATATGAGAAGTCAAAATCACTTACAACTTCGACATCACTAGGTACCATCCAAAACATACTAGTCGAACTGTTTTCATACGCTTCGCAGTAATCCTCGTACGAGTCTACGGTAAAGATCTCATAGGGTTTTGGTATACTTGCTTGAATGTCGATTTCTTTCTTGTTTCTATAAAAACGGTACTCGAACTCTTTCTTAGAAATGTTGGCACGTTTGTTGCACAGAATAATTCCGTCATAGTACTCACCGTTCTTAAATACGTGAGTATACTCTTTACTCCATTCGTCAGGCTCAAAAGAAAAATCAAAATCATCACACACAATGACGTCAGGAGTCACTACCCAAAACATTTTTGTAAAAGTCATCTTTTGTGCTTTTTCAAGCGAGCTGGCTTTTTTAGCTGTTGGAAATCTTGATTTAAGAATTCTCCACTCGCTGCTATCTTCGCCTATGTAGATAATATCGTAAATCATTTACCTCGTGTTTCCATAATGTATAACTGTGCTTACGCTAGAAGACATCTTACGCCATGGGTCTATTATAACACTGAAAGGCGGGATCGAGCAATACAATTCGTCTCTAGCTGTCATGCCTGTGTATTCGTATGTAACCTCTGCAGAGTGTGCCATTAAAAATACCCCCGGAGCAGTTGGTTGGAAGTCATCGCCGGTGTACGGATCAATGTATGTGGGCGAATGTCCTGCTTGCTCACAATAGTGCCCTACTAGCAAACTGTAACTACCGTCTAGATAAGGAACTCTTGGCTTGTATGCTTTGCCGTGAATATAGATCGGCATGTTATTGAGCGCTGCATGCTTGACTAGTTCTTCTGCTAGATTTTTTGCTTGTACTTCTCTGGCTGTCATCACCGAGGAAAACAAGTCATACCCTAAATCTAACTTTTCAGCAAGATAACTTAAGGCAATATTATCGCGGGGATGGCAGCCACCACCGTCACCCATGCCTGCTGTCATATACTGTGGGCTCATAATACGCATACTAGAATTCGCAAGTGCTTGAGTTACTACGTCTACATCGATGTTGCCTTGTTTTACTGCAACATCTTGTATCATATTAACAAGACCAATCTTTGTAGAGATAAAGGTATTGTAAAACACTTTGATACATTCACATTCGTCCCAGGTACCAACAACGTAGCGAGGATCGTTGTCCATTACAGTCTTATAAAAATCGACCAGCTGTTTTGCGTCACCTGTTTCCTCGCCGTCTTCTGTACCAATCATAATCATCTCTGGATTCACCATGTCCCAACTTACACTGCCCATGGCAATAAGGTAAGGATTATACACAAAACGAGTATTACCTACTAAGTCAACAAATTGGTCTCGCGTAGTACCAGGAAGCACAGTTGATACAAGCACAAGAAGCTGATCTTTATTCATGTACTTGTTAGCTTCTTCCAAGACTTCCTTGACAATTGTATAGCTAAAGTCTTTAGGTGGTAGATGGCTCGAAGGTGCATTACCGTCGTACTCGAGATCATGCGGGGTAGGCACTGCTACAAATACTACATCCTTGCCTACAACACATTCGCCTATAGTGTCTACGACATCTACAGTATCACTACAGACCTTAGCAATATCATATCCTGTAACCGAATGCCCTTTTGCTGCAATTGCTTCTGCACAGGGCATGCCGAGCTTGCCCACACCAATAAAGCCTATGTCCATTATTTCTCCTAGTTCTGTTAAAAATACTTATTCAATCATTGTGAGGGGAAAGCCAAGGTCTGGCAGAATAAATACTTGATGTTTAACAAGGTCGAAGAGTTTGAGAAAGAAATCGCAAAATTTTACGGGGCGCCGTATGCTGTTGCTACCGATTGCTGCACTCACGCAA